TGAAGCTAACTACATCCGCATCCTTGAAGCAGGCCAACACGACGTGCTTGCTTCCCTTGAAACGGGGAACCCCAAGGATTTCTTTGCCGCCCTTGAGCGGCACAAGGCTCTCACCGAGAGCGTAAAGAACGGCGTGGAGGCGTACACGGTGATGACCACTACGCTGCCCTACGACGATGATCGTAACAACTAGAGACAAACTTACCTACGAGGTGCTGTCTGAGACGGTGCATCAGCAATACTACCTTGTTGACCTGAGCGAACACAAAGGCAACGGGGAGTGTTCTTGCACCGACTTCAGCACGCGCCGCCTACCGATTCTTAACAAGACGGGCAAGATTGTGCAGTATGGGAAGCCAGAGGCCACCCGCTGCAAACATATCAATGCCTGTTTGGTTGAGCTAGGTAGTCTGGTATTAGACTCAATGAACGGAAGAGCATGAACAAAGACCCATACGACCTAACCCCTGTCCCGCAAAAGGACATATTTACATATACAGATATGACTGAAGAAGATTTTGAAGACATTGTTTTCAACTGCTTTTTAGAGCACGCAAAACAATCCTTTAATTACCCAGAGCCAACTATTGATGCAGATGGTATTTTTAAGTTCTCTCGCGATCTCCGCGCTGCTTTAGCAGCAGCTAATGGTCCATTGCAAGCTACGACCTCAAAGCCACTACCTGTAATACCGTGGAGCGGCTCCAACCTGACCGAGATGGAGGAACTGTTGCAGAAAGTGCAACAACTCGAAACCGAGAACGCTGTGCTGCGCTCACTCCTGCGCGAGGCCATCAGGGAGCACGTAGATCCATACGACCTGCCCGAGGGAGATCATTACATTGCGCGGGTCGAGGCTGCGCTGGGGGAGGCCAAGCCATGAGCACGTTCCACGAAACTGCTCAACGTACGGCAGGACATATCCGCCAACCGTTCACCCTACAGGAGATTGCAGATCAAATCGAGACAGGGGAGTACAACGCCGAACTCATGCTTCAGCATTTGCTGCTCTGCACGGATTCGCTCCAACGCGAAAACGCCGCGCTGCGGGAGAAGGCCGAACGCTATCGGCTGGTTACGCTCAGGCAGGACGCCGACAACACCGCGCTGTGCAACAAGCTCGCGGCTCTGGAAAATCAAACCCAATGGGAATGTTCCTGCGGTGGTACCGACTGCGAGGGCATGAAAGAGAACGCCGCGCTGCGGCAGCATAGCCGCAGCCATGGCCGACGAGATGGAGCAGCATGGGGGCGAGCTGGCGTTCGACAGTTTGGCGCGGTATCGGGCTGCGCTGGGGAAGGAGGCCAAGCCATGAGCGACACACCCAAAACTGACGCCATGATGACTGCGCTACTCTGGCGAACTGGCGAAACTCTTATCGCCGACGTTGAATTTGCCGACTTCGCCCGCGAACTTGAACGCGACAACGCCGTGCTGCGGAAAGCCCTCTACGCTCAAGCCAACTACCAGCGCGAGCTTCGGGCTGACCGAGATCGGCTGGATTGGCTGGATAAAAACTCAATGCACCTGAGTGTTTTGTCATCTCCAGATCAGGGCGGCGTACGCATTATAGGGAACCTTCGGATTAACGACAGCACCACTAATGCCTTCAGATACGTTAACGTTTTTGAACCCAGCATCCGCGCCACCATTGACGCTGCCCGCAAGGAGGCCCAGCCATGACACCAGAAGCGCAACGAATTGCTATTGCGAAGGCGTGCGGGTGGAAAGATGAGATAGTAAAAGCTTTTCATGGACTTCCCGACTACCTCAACGACCTTAACGCGATGCACGAAGCGGAAAAGTTGCTAACACAATGGGAGGAGCTGGTTTCCTACCATTCGTGGCTCGGCTACTGCGGGGGAAATAGTACCATCGAGGTACACAATTGCATCCACGCCACCGCCGCCCAACGCGCAGAGGCTTTCCTTCGCACGATTGGAAGGTGGGAAACCGACGAGGGGAAGGAGGCCAAGCCATGAACACGGATGACGTTCAGTATTTAGATTGGCAATGGGTCGAAGAACACCCAGAAAGCGCACTTGATTTAATGCTCAAGTTGCACAGCGAAAACGCCGCGCTGCGGGAGAAGGCCGAACGCTATCGGCTGGTTACGCTCAGGCAGGACGCCGACAACACCGCGCTGTGCAACGAACTTGCAAAACTCCAAGAGTGGACGAATCAGATTCGCGACGATTTGGAGGAGGCCTGTAGTGAGCGGGACGCCAACTGGGAAAAGGTTGGCAACCTAGTGGACCTCCTCATCGAGTCATTGAAGCATCTCGACAATCACAACCTTGCCAGAGAAGGTACAGAACTTGTCCACAAGATCAAGATGGCAGTAATCCAAGACCGGGGGCTTTGGGAATGACACTCCTACTTGGATTCGCGGCCATCTGGGCCATTAGCACCACCGTTGAGGCTGTCCTCGACTGGATTGATTGATGCCTAAGCCAGAGAAGACACGCTGCGGCGGCACATGGTCTGAAGCTCGTTACTGGGGCTTCATCCGCTCTGCCCTGCGGCGTGCCTTCACTCGCTATCCCGTCAACTATCAATGCCGCAATGCGGCTAAACGCCCCTACAAGGGGCCAAACAAACTACAGAAAAACGAATATCAATGCGGCGTGTGCGGGGGATGGTTCATCCAAAAGAACACCCAAGTGCATCACGTCGTGGAGTGCGGCTCACTCAAGAGCTACTCCGATCTCCCCGGCTTTGTTGAACGCTTGTTCTGCGAAGCAAAAGATTTGCAGGTGATATGTAAGCCCTGCCATAAAAACATAACCCATGATCCCAAAACTAGACCAACCCGAAGACAGACAAAGGCTTGAGTGGATGGAGAAATACGTCATCGAGATTGCCTTCACTATCAACGGTGACGGCGACCCCATGTTCAAGATTGTCTACATGGACGAGAGCGAAGAGCACTTGATGATTACCGATGGACCTTCACTATGCGCAGCAATCGACCGTGCTATCCTGAGCGTCCATGCCTCACAATCCTGATGTTGCTGCCGTAGTTGAGGAATACCTCGCCGCGCATCCAACCCTGCCGAGCCGTCAACTGGCTCGCATGATGTATAAGGAGCACTCGCTCCTCTGGTCTAACTGGGACGCGGCTTACGCAGCTATTCGTTATCGTCGCGGAGCTATTGGTAAACACAACCGCAAGGCTGTTGGCCTTGAACAATCTATTACTCCCGTGCGCCAAATCCCGGCATCCGTCACCCGTGAATTCACGCCATTCATCATGGATGGCGTAGAGAAGGTAGCTATCCTCTCTGACATCCACGTTCCCTATCACACCCCAGCAGCCATTGAGTGCGCGGTGAAGCGTGCGCTGAAGGAGGACGTAGACGGCATCATCCTCAACGGCGACACCATCGACTGCCACTCCCTGTCCACGTTTGTCCGTGATCCCCGCGCCCGCAACTTCAAGCAGGAGCGGGACACGACCAACGAGCTACTGGCCTACCTCCGTGAGCGATTCCCCGATGCTCGCATCGTCTGGCGCGACGGCAACCATGAGGATAGGTTCAAGACCTACATGATGACCAAGGCTCCCGAAATCTTCCATCTGGACGAGTTCGCGCTGGAGAATCTTTTAGCCTTTGACGAGCACGACATCGAATATGTCACGGACAAGCGCATCATCATGGTGGGCGGGTTGGCTGTGATGCACGGGCATGAGTTCTTCAAGGGCTTCGCGCCCCCGGTGAACCCTGCTCGCGGAGCCTACCTCAAGGCCAAGCAAAGCTGCATGGTGGGCCATCACCATCGCACGTCAGAGCACACGGAAACGGCCCTAGACGGCTCTATAACGACCACTTGGAGCGTGGGGTGCCTGTCGGACCTCCACCCTGCCTACTCCCCGTATAACAGCTACAATCACGGCGCAGCCATCATCCACCTAGATGGGGACGAATTTCACGTCCACAACTACCGGATTGTGAATGGCCGCGCCCTGAATTAGCGGTTCTGCTGTTCGTAACGCCGCTTATTCTCTTCGTCGCGAGCACGATAGATATTAAGCAACGTACCAAGCGCGGGGCTGCGGTTAATCGCAACATCCAAAGCCCCGCCAGCTTGACGAATCTTGTTAGAAATCTCGGGATCGACGTACATCTTGTACAGAATGCTGTACTGCTTGTCGCGAGCCAAATCCAGCAAGGGGTTTAGGTTACCGATAGCAGCAACACGGCGAAGCAAGCCATCGGAACCCGTAGTGCGAATTCGGCTCTGAATTACGTCAGCACCCTCACGCGGGGCAGCGCGAAGGGATGCGTCGGTTTCAAGAGCACGCATCACCGGACGACCAAAGGTCTCCTTTAGGTTCTTGAAGCGGGCCTCACCAAGCAATGCTCGATATTGGTTGCGGAAGGCAATGGCATCGCTGTTCTGGTTGAAGAAGAAGTCGCCAATCTTCTGTAGGTCGGCAGTCGTGGCTGACCCATTGGCAACACTTTCAAACTGACGCATAATTTGCGTGGTTGCAGCAATACGAAGCTCCTCCAAGTCGCTTCCACGCTTAGACTGCTCCAGAGCGGTTACGAGTCCCTTGATTTGAGACTCGGGCATAGTCATAATGCGGGTAACAAACTTAGCGTTGTTGGCGTCATCACCAGACAGCTTGACGTTGGTGTCGCCCATGAACTCAACAAGCGCATCTTTCTTAGCATCAAGAAGAAGCGCATTGGCGTTCTCGGCATTCAGCTTAGCATTGCGGAAAGCCTCACGCGCCCTAGCTGCCGCTTTTGCCCTAGATCCAGCATCGCTTGCAATGAGTTCGTCGCGAACAGCATTGCGATAGGCCGTAGCCCAAGCAGCTCGGTCCTCACCCAAAGCCTGAACTTGGTCGAGGAATAGATTTAGGTCTTCACGGGTAACCGTGGTCACCCCGGTCATGTTCTGAATGCGAGCAAGCGCACGGATTTGCTTAGGAGTGCCTAGGCCAAGCTGACCAACCGGAATCCCTCGGGTGTCGAGGGTGTCCAGCATAGTAATCATCTTCTTGGTATCGAAAGCTCCCGGTCCCTGCTTGATGCCAGTTCCGATGTTTTGAGCGTTGCCAAGTGCTCCCTCTCTCAGGATGTCATAAACGTAACGGCGGAAGTAGCCGCCAGCAGCCATTGCTGCATCACGGGATGCCGTATCTGCTGGATTGAAAGACGCCTTCAGCATCTTTTCAATGTCCATAAGGCCAGTCATTGCCTGACTTTCCTTTCCGCCCTCCAAGATCTCCTTGAAGAGTTGATCCGACTCACCATTAACAAGTTGACGGAATACCGTGCTGTTTACCGCCTTAAAGCGAGTGGCAGCCAAAGCCTGCGCCGTTTTCCAGCCAGCCAACGCATTGGGGTTGGTCGCGGCCATATACTCATCGGCAGCCTCAGAAACAACGTCGTAGGCAACCTGACGCAAGGCTCGCTTAGAAGCCTCGCTCTGGCCCGGAAGCTCAAGCGATTCAATGAGATCGCCGCGAAGCTGAATGAAATTATCGTAGCTGAGCAGCCCGTCTGGCGCAAACTTATCCATAGCGGCAGCTACTCGGCCAGCCAGTAGGTCACGGGCGGCTGGATCGTTCAACGGGCTTCCACGGCGGGCGGATGCGCGTCGCATGACATCGCTAAAGTTATCCGCGCTAAGCACCCGCGTATTACGTTTAACGCCAGATGCCTCATATCCAGCATCAACGACGCTCTTGATGAACTCATCAGAACCCCTTGCCAACTGACGGGCGCGGGCATCCCGAGCGCCTAGGGCAACATCGGAAAGGGGAACATTGTTAGCGCCGAAGATGTTAAGGACTTCATCGCCATAAGCGGCCTCAAGTGCTTGAGCCTTGAAAGCACGCAGCCGCGCATCGGCAATAGCTGCCTTAGCCCCCTCGCCAGAAATAGCACCAAGACGATCAGCCTCCTGCTGGGCGGCAAAAGCCTCATCGGCAGCAATACGAGCATCTCTCTGTAGGTTCTCCAGCTTTCCACGCGCAGCCATCAACGTCTGGCGAACATTATCTGACGTTACTGCCGGGAACTCTTCAGCAATAACCCCACCAATATCTGAACGAATGGAGGCAAGGCGCTGGAGCGCCTGTTGATTGCTACGGGCATACGCCTTCTGCTCAAGAACGGCCATATCTGGCACCGCCTCAGACAGCATCACCGTTGGCTTGATTCCTCGGCCCTGACCAGCAATTACGCGATTAGCAGCAGCTTCTTCAGATAGCTGAGAGGTTCGTCCACCAAGCGAGCCAAGACCAGCGGTGATAGCCGGAAGGCCATAACGCTGGAATGTTTCTCCCGCAGTTTGTGGAGAAGTCTCTTCTATATATTTCTTAACGCTTTCGGGTTCTGACAAATCGCCACCAGATCCCATAAAGTTGGAAATCTCGCTAAATCCAATGTTTGAAGCAAGGTTTTTAGCCCCCCGCATGAGAAGGCCGCCGCTTTGAAACATCGGAGTTCCACCAGCAATTCCTGCCGCCAAAATAGATGAAGCATTGCGCTTAATCTCTGGGTCGCGCATACTATCCATGACATTGGCAAGATACTCGCCAATCATAGATGTCCCCGCTCCGGTAAGCGAAGCCCCTAAAACAGTAGGCGGGGCAACCGCAATACCAGCAGCCATCGGAGCAAGCCGTGCCGTAGCAGAGCCAACTTGCAATGCCTGCTCAGGGTTCTCAAACGACGGGAATCCACCAGATAGGGCGAGGGTCTGAGCGGAAGTGGCACCACGGGATTCGCGGCGGCGCACATCGGCCATAACTGTAGCCTCATCAGTTCCCTCTGGATATTCCAACAGACCCAAATTGGGATGGCGAATTTTGATGCTCATTAAATTGATTTTACTTCTTCTTCCTAACCACTCTTCCGTTAACAATCTCGTACTCGCCAGACTCAAGAGCGGCATTCTGTCCACCAACCCCTAGGGCGTTGCCTTGCTGGTCAAACATTCCGCCGCCTGCTCCAGTAGACAGGAAGTATTGGTAATCTGTCTCAGGTACAAGAAAGGCATTTCTGTAGAATGAAGCAGTATTGTCAATTTCTGGAGACGGCGAAGTGAAGGTTTTTTCAACCGATTTATTGAACCGTTGAATCTGATTACCAATGTCGATTTTATAGTTTTTAATCATTTCTCGCAACGCTTCGGCACTAACAGAAGGATCTCCAGCAATAATCTTTGCAGCGGTCTTCAAATCGGTGTCAGAAATAGCAGTTCCGCTACCAAAGGCTTGCACGGCAGCAGCAAGCTGCTTGTAAGCTGCGTTCAAATAAACATCTGTCGCGGCGACATCCCTAAAGTTGGTTAGACCAATTTTATTAAGCGCACTCTTAACATCGCGCTCAGCTCCAGCAAGCCAGCCAGTAATGATTTGGTTATCCTTTACGACACGGCCATTTTTATCAACAACTCCAGAATTGAGCAATGACTCCATCACTTTCAAGCTATTCGCTTGATTGACGTACTCATTGATTTTTTCAGACTGCGGAACAAATTTGCTTTTTGCTAACGTATCAAGCGCATTAATTGCTCCACGTTCACCCACATTAATATTGGTTTGAGCACTATTCTGTTGGCGAACCCTAGCGCCAATTTGAGCAAACTCGATAGCATTTGGCCGTCTTCCAGTTTGAAGCGTAAAAGCCTCAGCCTCTCGCTGAATCTGAGCGGCTTCGTTGTTTGGCTCTTTGGGAGTTGGGTTCAACAAGGCTTGAGTTTCGGCCAAGGTCTTTCCAAGTTGAGCCTGACCAATCTGCTGCTCAAGCGCCATAGCCTGACCAGCCCTACGAGCTTCGGGGGATAGGCCAGCAAACTCTTGATTCTGGCGAAAGTTGCGAAGGTTAGACATAAACTCAGGCTCACCAACAGTAGGTGCGCTTTGAGTGGTAAGGAAATCAGCATACCTAGCTGCTTCACCCTTCGTCTTTTCCGCCTTCTGCTGTTTAGCGGCTTCAGCGAGATAGGTGTTAAGCTGGAGGGTGCCGGGAACGCCGAGCGTGTCCACCATCGTCCTGATAGCTTCCTTGTCCACCTTGCCGTCTTTGAGGTAGCCTTGGAACGCAGAGGGATTGGCCTCTACGGTCTTGATGAAGGAGTTCGCCGCCTCCTCCTTCTTCTTGTCCTCCTCCTTCTTGGCGTAATAGGTGTTGATTGCGCCGCTAGCAGCTTGCCCTAGGCTGGCAATGCCCTGAGCAATCGACTGACTGCCAGCCATAGCCCCCTGCATATAGGGGGTGTAGTTGATTGCGCCAAGACCAGCTTGAATACCTGTTCCGAAGCGTGCCATGTTAGGAGAAGAGATAGTTGTTAATACGGGAGTCCATCCACTTGCGGACGAGGTTCTTGATGCGCGGTTTGTTCTTGATCCACGCAGCAAAGCCCTCGCCATACTTGAAGTAGAGCTTCTTGAACCAAGACGGAGCCTTGGTCACAAGCCACTCACGGAACATCATCCAGCGGGGATTGGTTTCGCCATACACTTCGCGGGCTACCCAGCAGAATATCGGAAGTTTCGGGATAACCGCGCCAGCCACGTTGCCAACTGCGCCAATCGTAGCACCAGCAATTGCACCCTGAGCCGCAGCGCGAGCACCATAGGTAGCAGCCTGATAGTTGCCGAGGTTGGCGTTCTGCTGGAGGGCGAGGTTGACACCAGCGTTCGGATCAAACACCTGACCACCCATGCTCTGCATCATGCCAGCCGCCAAGCCCTGCTGGTTCTGGCCCACGCCCAGCGCACCGGACGGACGACCAAGAACAACGCTCATGGGATCAAAGGCTGCGCCGTAAAGGCCAACCAACTGGCTCTGGAAGGCGCGATTAGCAGCCAATTCACCCTGCTGTGCCTGACCAAGGAGTCCAAGATTGGCAATATTCTGTTGCTGTTGAGACGCTTGGAACGCTCTATTCTGCAAACCAGTAGCGGTAGCCTGTTCAGCATTGAACAAATTAATCTGGTTTTGCGCGGCTTGGTTAGCCAACGCACTACGCATAGCAATGTCTTGGTTAGACAGAATCCCCTGATTAGCAGCGGTGGCACCAAACTGCGCCGCTTGATTCTGGGCGGCGAGGTTGGCCAACGACATCTGGTTGAGTGCCTGCTGATTGGCCCCCTGCTGCTGCAGGAAGGCATTGGCGTTGAATATACTGCCCTGATTTGCAGCCTCCATGCTAAGCCGCGCCGCCTCCTGTTGGTTTTGGAGGTTGGCAAGGACCATTTGATTGGCAGCTTGCTGATTAGCCATGTCATACCGACCAAGAAGCTCGGTATTGAACATACTCACCTGATTTTGTGCACCCGCACCAAACTGAGCAGCCTGATTAATAGCAGACAGGTTTGCCAAAGCCATCTGCTGCTGTGCCTGCTGATCTGCCGCAGCTTGCTGGAGAAATGTTTGCTGATTAGCGAGAGTAGCTTGGTTTCTAGCACCCGCTCCAAATTGGAATGCTTCCTGTCTAGCCTGCAAATTAGCAAGGGCCATTTGCTGTTGAGCCTGTTGGTCCGCAGCAGCCTGCTGGAGGAACGCCTGCTGATTGGCAAGGGTGGCCTGATTCATGGCCCCTGCACCAAATTGAGCGGCTTCCTGCTGGGCTTGCAGATTAGCCATAGCCATCTGGTTAGCAGCCTGCTGGTTGGCTAGGCTAAACTGACCAAGAAGCTGAGCATTAGCAAGAGAAGCCTGATTAAAGGCTCCTGCGCCAAATTGCCCCGCCTGACTCATGGCAGCGGCGTTAGCCAAGTTGGCTTGAGCCTGCGTAGCCTGATTTGCAAGGGCTATACGAGCCTGTTGCTCCGCATTGAGGGTGCGGGCCTGCATCTGAGCCTGTTGGTTCGCTAAAGCGAATTGCGCGGCCTGCTGTGCATTCACGGTGCCAGCCTGCATCTGCACGCCCTGATTGGCTAGGGCAAGAGCGCGGGCTTGTTCAGCACCAGCCAAGGAAGCCACATTCTGGGCACCAGCCCCAAATTGAGCCGCCTGATTAGCGGCAGCAGCCGTAGCAGCAGCAGCCTGAGCTTGAGCCTGTTGATTGGCCAAGGCAAACTGCGCCTGCTGACCAACATTAAGACCAGTCGTTTGAAGCTGCGCCTGTTGATTAGCGAGGGCAAAACGTGCCGCTTGTTCAGCGTTAGCAACAGCAGCAGCATTGCCAGCCGTAGCTCCAAATTGACCAGCCTGATTAGCAGCAGCTTGATTCGCAGCGGCGGCTTGCAATTGGGCCTGCTGGTTAGCCATTGCGAACTGAGCAGCCTGCTGGGCATTAGCAGCAGCGGCAGCGTTCTGTGCTCCAGCACCAAACTGGGCGGCTTGGTTAGCCGCAGCCTGATCCGCCAAAGACAACTGACCAGCCATAGCCTGATTGGCCTGAGCAGCTTGAAGCGCAGCAGCTTGATTAGCTTGCTGCATTCCAACATCCTGACCATACACGCCCGTAGCAAATCCACGGCTTGCACCAAGATCAGCAAGGTAGGCTTGGTTGAGTGCAGCCGCCTGTTGAATATCCTGAGCCTGACGTTGACGGGTGGCTTCTGCGCGGGCCATAGCTTCCGCAGCAATGGCTTGATTGCTCATCTCTAGCCCACGGGCAGTAAATGCCTCGCGGGTAGCCTGCTGAGCGTTGCGAAGCTCCTCTGGCGTAAGTTGGCCCGTAGACCGAGCCATTTCCGCTGCACGCTGACGGAACGTAGCAGAAGCCTCCGTAGGCGCAGCGGAAACAGCCTGCCCATAGAGGGTTTGGCCCAAAAGACCCTGACCAATATTTTGCGCGGTAACTCCAGCAACTGGAGCAGCCGTAGCGGCACCATATCCAGTAGCACTAACCGTCGGAGCGGCTCCTACACTTGGAGCCTGCATCTGTGCAGCCGTATATCCCTGCTGCGTAATCTGCGGAGCAGCACCAAGAAGCGCAGCTTGCGCAACGGGCGCAGCACCAAGCGTCGGAGCCTCAGTAGCTACAGCCTGATAGCCGGTAGCCGTAGGGGCCGGAAGCCCAGCGGCGATAGCAGCCTGTACGGACGGCGCAGCACCAAGCAAAGAAGCCCGCACTCGCGGGGCCATTGCAATAGTTGGCGCATTGGCAACAGCAGCCTCGTATCCCGTAGCCGCAGCTTGCGGAGCAGCCCCAGCCATCGTAGCCTGACCTTGTGCGGCTTGAAAACCCTGTAAAGCAATAGGCGCAGCCGTGCGCTGAGTTGTAGCTTGGCCCTGTGCAGCCTCAAAGCCCTGCAAGGCAATTGGTGCAGCCGTGCGCTGCATTGTGGCCTGCCCAGTTGCGGCTTCATATCCTGTAGCCGCAGCCTGCGGAGCAGCACCCAACATCTGGGCCTGCCCCTGTGCAGCGGTCATGCCCTGCAAAGCAACAGGACTCAAAGCCTGCTGCAAAGAGGCATTTCCCGTAATAGCCCCATAGCCGCGAAGATCAGCCTGCGGCACACCGCTAACCAATGAAGCCTGAGCAGAAGTGGGAACTATGTCGCCATAGCGGACAGAATCGGTAATCGCCTTATTTAGCCCACCGTAAAGATCCGTAGGGCCACCCATCGCTCGCGCAGCCTCAAGCTGAGCGAACATCTGAGGATTGGCTTTCTGAAGAGCCTCAAGAAATCCAGCACTTTGGCTCTGAAGAGCGCGAAGATCCGCATCGCGCTGAAGACGATCAGCCGTTTCCTGAGCCTTAACAAGATCAGGCGTAACTTGCTTAAGAATATCAATGGCACCAGCCTGACCACCAACGCCACGCAAATACTGCTCCATTTCTTGGAGATTGAGTTGCGTGTACTGCGGACGAAACTGCTGCTCTGCGCCCAGCAGCTTCTCCTGCAAGGCCGGATCGGCCATTGCGTTGATGTAATCAAGTGCTGCCTTGCCGGGATCAACCGGAGGGGGCGGCGGGGGAGCGGCTGAAATTCTAGTAGAACCCATGATGTTTAAGTAAGTAAACGCGCAAGCCTTTCAAAGGCACTTGTATTGTACACCCTTAGTCTACCACTCTTGTCTCTACTCCTGCGCCATGCAATGTAAGGAAGTTTGACTGGGGCTTGGTCGCAAAACCATGCTACAGAGTCACGTCCTACGGCGCAATGAACGAGCCAACAGTCTGGTTTTGGTGGGTAAACAACGTCCTCCCCGAGATCTAATTGAATAGCCCTACCCATTAGCAGTCTGTCTGGGAAGCTGATAACCACCCCGTGTTCAAGATAGAAAGCTAGGTTCTTTTCAAAGCTCTCCCCAGCCTCAAGGGCTATCCTCTTGGCCTCATAAATAGGCTTCATTAACTAGCTTCTGTCACAGAGCGGAACGCTTGGGAAGCATCAAGTTTGACCATTCGCAACTTGGGCCTACCCTTGGTTGGAACAAACTTCATCTGCATCCCGTAGGCGCGGATATTGCCAATGCGACCACGAATCGAGCTATCCTCGGCAACCGGCAGATCTTCGCCAAGGCTTTCGGCAATCGTATACATCTCCGATTCCTTGTCGATGTTCTCTGAAATCATGGTGATTTCGCCATCGCTAAGCTCCTGATCGGAGGACTCCACATGGATCTCGTAAGAATTGAAACTCTTACGGCCAACATCGTTAAACGTATATTGACGGGTAGTAACCTCGGACTCAATGCGGAACGGAGAAGATGCTAGTCCCGGCTTGTTGTAGATGTAGTCAAACGAATCAGGCCGGGAGTCAATGACATGGATGCCGCCAAAACTATTGATGGCGTACAGCTTGTTGATACCACCAGCTCCACACACAATGAAATTGCTGATGTTCCAACCTTCTTGATTGATGATGTCCATGCTTTCCCAGCCATCGTTCAAGAGGTTGTAAATGAGGATCGCGTTATTGGTCGTACTTCCATCAATTGGTACTGCAATCCAATAGCGATTATCGTGATAGATTGCTACAGCGTTTTGAGCGTAATTTGAGTTAATCCGCTTGATAAGCGGGTTAATCGGATCAGACAACGGAAGCCCTGCTCCACGAAGGTTGTACAGATCTTGGAACTGGGTAGCATAAATGCCATTGTCTGACAAAAAGAAAATCTTGTCACCAATAGTGACGACAGTCTTTTGCGCTACGAGTCCAGCCTCGCGAGTGATTTCCTTTATGGAAATATCTGTAAGTGAGCCGCTAAGGCCCATCATCAAGTGAATCGAGTTGCGATTGAAAATCACCGCATTATCTTCAGTAAATGGATGCACATACTGGAGATAGTCAGCAATCCCGGCAGTAACCTTGAACTGATTCTGGATGCGGTCGTAAGTATTGCTGTCAAAGATGTCTGATAAGAGGATTTCGTCGCGAACATTACGATCCGTAATCGTCTCGCTACCGCTCGTTCCAGCCATCGTGTAGTAGTAGGGGACGATGATGCGCCGCTGATGATAGACACCCCACGGGGGCGCGGGCATATGCGTGAAACCAAGTTGGGATGGCTGCTTCTTGGCGTACACCACCTTGGTGGCTGTGCTATCGGGAACCTCTGCGTAAAACGTAAAACTACCAGTTCCCGGCACCGTAGCTACAATGTATGGCTCCGTCTCGGAAAGCACGGTAGTTCCGTTGTCTACAACAAACACACGGTCGCCAACGCTAAGGCCATGAGAAGCCTCCGTAACGGTGACAATGCCATCAGTAATCACCGTGTTATTTGATGCATCCAAATAGGTGGTTGCCGCGTATGCTCCATTAGCCACCTTGGTGAAAGCAGGAGTGCCGCTAAAACTGCCATTCCACTCTAGAGCCGTTAGCCCATTGCGGAAGATAAACACCTTGTTAAACGCCTGCACCATGTTTACCGAGGAGGTAAGCGTAATCCCAGACGGATAGTTGATGGTGGTTGCCGTTCCCGTAGACATATCTACGGCCACAGCATTTTTGAACAGGGCAAGGATGATGTATTCCTTGTTGCTGCTTGCGGGATTAGAAAACAAACAGGAACCGTAAGCCGCGTTTTGAGAAGTCTGCGTAAGCTGTGCAGATCCCGCTTTTGATGTCCCGCTTACGGTGTAGGTCTCGCTGCCAGTTGCTCCCGTAATGTCGTAGGTAAAGGTATTGCTGCCAGTAACCGTGATGGTTTGATTACCGTTGGGATCGACTCCCGTATACCCAAGGTCAACAATCGCTATGGCATAGGACGACGAAAATCCATGATTGCTGGACGTTGTAACCGTTACGGTAGTGCCAGAACGAGTTGCTGAACTAATTCCAACTTGAGGCCAAACATAGAATGGCAATGTCAGAACATTGTCTAGCGAGCTTAAGGTCGGGCCAAACGTATCAACGCCGGGACGCACTTGCCACGTCCCGTCCACGTTCATGCGTCCATTGATGGACATGGCAAGTTCGCCAGCCTTCAGTTGATCTGGACGAAGTCGATTGCCAAATCGCGAAAAGCCAATGTCCGCATCCTCGCTGAGTTGGCTGTCGCGAGGACCAAAGTTGCTGTAACGGGCCATGACGGTAGTTTACACTATCCGCCCGCTCAACTACTTCATCTTACGACGCTTGAAGTCAACGCCCTTGATGGTGCCTTTGTTGCGAGAAGCGTAGAACACTTGTTCCCCGCGCTTCTTGCCATACTCTTCCATCATGGCCTTCTTGATCTTCTTACCCTTTTTAGTGAGTGGCATGGTTAGCGATACCTAGCGATTACACCAGCGGAGTTTACTGTCGAACGACGTTTCACGAACAAGACTTGCGTTTGCCCATCGCACACTTGCGCTTCTTGCAGCCCATATCGTCCCCCTCTTCGTAGTCGTCCTCCGACATATCTTCAGCGTCATCAAGAGCCTCTTCGGCTTCCTTCATGCGCTTATAAAGCATGAACTCCTGTTTGAGCGACTTCTCCTTATTGCCTCGTTTCATAGATTAACAGTCCCAAGCCCGCCGACTCCAATAGTTAGCGGAAAGTTTGTTGCTCTTGCCCTTGATGCCTCCAGACCGAGCGCAGTAGCTCTTCTTGCGGGCAGGTTGGTTCTTCTTGATGCTCATGTTAGCATCCCCAAAACGAACGATGCGTTCCTGCCCATTCTGGCAGGCTTTGACGACGAACTTCTTGCCGCCCTGCACGTCCCTGCGCGGGACATTGCACTTCATTGCCTTCTTATTCATCGCGCTTTAGAAGTTTAATCAGTTTGGCTACGGTGTAGGCAATAGATACCAGAACAAGGATGAAAGCCGCGACTTCATTCACTTGAGTAAGAGTAATCGTCCCAAAGGAGCCTCCTACGCTTACCGCCACTACCTTAGTGATGTCACTATCGAAAATCATTTGCGGATAAGGCTAGTCATTCGGCTACCAAACCACCACGCAACTGACGTACCAGCCAGCATCATAAAACTCTGGATGGCTTCGACCCTCAAGTATTGGTCTTCGATTAGGAAAAAACTGATGAAGGAGCCAAGCACTAAGCCGATGGTGAGGGCTGGGCGGGTGACGGCGCGGATGTTCGCTGCCCACGGAGCTACCTTCTCTGTCATGTCCGATGCAGATGCGGACTGTGACGCCACAAATGCATTCCATGCTGCAAGTGCTTCAGCACTAGCGGTTTGCTTGTCGAGCATTTCCAGCGCAAACTTATTGTCCTGCTTTTTTTCCCAGATGCGAATAACTGACGTAGCAACGCTGCCGAATAGTCCAAATAAACCACCCGTGCCAGCGTTAAATAGAAGTTCGCTCCAAACGCTCATGACTAAATGACATAGTTTGGCAATACTGCTCCACGCCAACGAGTGCCGCCATCGTCCGTCATAAAGATAAAAACATGAGCGCAGTTGGTAGACAGGATGGGGGCCGTGTCATTAGGCCATTTTACAGAAGCGGGCCAACTAATCGTTCCCGAGTTGTTTTGCACCTCAATAGCCATTGCAAAAGCCCCAGAGGGGACGTTGGAAAACGTAAAAGAGCTATTAGTGCTGATCGTCTTGGTGAAATAGTTACCCAGCGAGCAATCAATATCTAAAGCCGAAATAGCCGTAACGGAACTCTTATACTGTCCCGTGGTTTCAAGGCTCGTAAACTTGCCGGAATTAGCCGTAGTTGAGCCAATAGAGCGCGGGCTAGCTAAAAGCTGCGCTACGGTCATTTTACGCAGAGCAACGTCTGCTGCGCTATGCAGCAGAAGGCTATCGGCGTCTGCCGGAACCGTCTTGGCCGACTGGTCCGTAATGGCACCGGGAAGCAGCACCGCATCGTCAACGTGGTTGTTGAGATTGGTGGACGAAACTAAGTTCGATGGGTTAGTAGTCCCGTAGGTGGTGCCTTTTTGGATCTGGGCCATGGCCTAGTATATCAGGGCTTTACAGGCCAAACAACATTCTCGGGGAAGCCAGACTGACTGGGAATGTCACGCAAGGCTTGCCGATAGTTAGTCCATGCTACCTTAGCTGCATTATCCAGCGGTGTGTCGTTAAGCTGAGTCCAATCGCTCTGGGAAAGCAAATTGTTGCGTTCCACGCGCACGCCCTCTGCCTTCTGGTTGCGAATCTGACTCAATTCTGATTCGGTGTACTTGCTCCAGAGCTTAACTTCAACCACTTCCGTTGGGTTGATGGCAAACATAGAACCAACATATTTTTCGTCCACGGCACCCTCATCAATGCGGACAGGCAACCAACCGATAGACTGAAGCCCAATATCGCTCATCTGATCGAGACCAGAGATGTTGCGCCACGAACGCGGAAGACTGCGCGGACCCTCCACAATAGTGTTGTTCTCAACAAAACAGTAGTTCATTTTAGGAATTGAGTGAGCTTCGCCTTTACCTCCTCAAGCGGATGCGACCAGTCGCCGTACTTCTTCTGGCGGAAAAGCGTTACAGCATCATACCATACTGAAGTGTCTTTAGCCTCAGCCCATGCGTAATAGGGCATGATTGGTACAATAACCCATGTCTTGACCCCCAAGGCGGCTGATAGATGGGCAATGGACGTACAGGATGTAATTACTAAGTTAAGCCCCTTGATGATACTTGCCGTGTCTTCAAAGGTTTTCATTTGGTCGCGAAGGTCGGCAAATGGCAGTCCGTCGATCAAGTTGTCGTCCCGTTGCAGCGAATAGAAAGTTGCGCCGTCCAGCTTATGAAGGTCAATCAGCGGCTGCGGGTCAAACCTACGGTGCTGCTCATGCTCAAACTTGGGGTTACCAGCCCAGCGCAGACCCACCTTGAACGTGTTAGGCTTTGCGTAAAGCTGCTTGGCCTCGGCCTCTAGATAAAACTGACTAGGAAAGTTGTGCGTGTCGTAGCCTAGGATATGCGCTGCCGACATCGCCGGAACCCAGTAGTCGTAGTGAATGTAGGGCGTTGCTCCGTTGTCGATGCATACGAATCCATGCCGCGAGAACAGAGCCATAAGCTCTGGGGCGCACGATACCACTACCCTTGCTCCCTTTGCCACAAAGTCTTTGGCAAATCGGAAGTTCATTATCTGATCGCCAAGACCGTTTTCGCAGCGAAAGAGCAAAGTCTTGTTGGTCAGATCTTGGTCTTTCCAGATTGGGCCGGGGATGCGCGGAAGACCAAAGACATTGATGAATCTTCCAGCATCCATCATCTGCAATCCCTTGTTTAGATTGCCGTGACGTGCCTCATGCCAGCCAAGGTTAAAAACTACCCGCGCATCTTCTTGCTCTGGATAGTTTCGCAGAATGTCCTCCGATATGTCTGGATGCCCGTTTATGCAGGCTTCCAGAGCCATATCGAGTGGGTGGTGCTTCATAGACTTAGGGCACCGGCAAGATTGCCGGAGAACCTAGTTGCACCTAATTCTTTCCAAGTTGTCAATGCGCCAATCTGTACCGGAGACGATTGATTGGTAACGGTTCCATCACCAAGCGATCCGTAGGTATTAACTCCCCAAGACCAAATGGTTCCGTCAGTCTTTAGCGAAATCGTTGAACCCTGACCAGCGTTAACCAAACTCCAATTGGACAATGCGCCTACTTGAATGGGAGATGACTTGGAAATAACAGTACCATCACCAAGTCTTCCCGCCGTGGCCGTTCCCCACGCCCAGAGAGTGCCATCGGTCTTAACCGCAACACAGAATGAGTCACCCATGGATACTTGGCTCCAGTTGGATAGCGCACCTACTTGAATTGGAGACGACTTAGCCACCGTAGTGCCGTCGCCAAGCCTACCGCCACCATTTGCTCCCCACGTCCACAATGTCCCATTGGTTTTTACTGCGGCGGATGAATCTGTTCCAGCAGACACTTGGCTCCAATCGGACAATGCGCCAACTTGAACAGGGGAACTGTAATTGGTCAGGTTGTTTGTTCCGAGTTGGCCGGTGGAGTTGGTCCCCCAAGCCCAGAGCGTTCCATCGGTCTTAATAGACAATGAATAAGAACTTCCCGCAACAATTTTAGACCAGTCGGTAAGAACACCAACTTGAACTGGAGAAGACTTAGTTACAGCGGTGCCATCGCCCAGTTGGCCTGAAGTTCCCAAACCCCAAGACCACAAAGTGCCATCGGTTTTAATGGCATGGCAATGAGTCTGACCGGCTGAAACATTGGCCCAATTAGAGAGCGTTCCAACTTGAACCGGAGACGATCTAAATGCAACGCTATTGCTTCCAAGGTAACCAAGTCTATTAGCACCCCAAGACCAAAGCGTTCCAGCAGTCTTGATTGCCACCGTAAAGCCCTCTAAGCCGTTTTCACCAAAAGAAACCTTAGTCCACTCATTAGATCCAATCTGAACCGGAGACGAGTAGTGATTGGTGTTTAGTCCGTTGATTCCAGAAACGCCAGCACCCCAAGACCAAAGAGATCCGGTTGTTTTGCCAAAAATTGCACCTACGTTAGAAGCAGATGCGCTAAAGATATTTACGGTTACACTAGAAGACCAGTTGGTATCAGATCCGGTTTGGACGGGCGAAGACGTACTGACAACCGTTGTGTTGCCGTGATTACCTACTCCATTAGCTCCCCATGCCCAAAGCGTGCCGTCAGTTTTAACGCCATAGCACTCGGTGTTAACTGTAAATGGTGCCGACCAGTCGGTTAAGGCTCCAACTTGTACCGGAGATGATTTGCTGGTTGTGGTGCCGTCTCCAAGTTGTCCGCTAGTTCCAAGTCCCCAAGTCCAAAGTGTTCCGTCTGTCTTAACAGCAGAGCTAGAAGCTTGTCCAGCACTAACCTTTGACCAAGTGGTAAGTGCGCCGATTTGCACAGGGGAAGACGTATCTGAGATGGTGCCAGTACCCAGCCTTCCATTAGTATTGTTTCCCCAAGCCCAAAGGGTGCCATCCGTTTTAACGGCCAAACAATGCGTTGCCCCGGCAGAAACCTGAGACCAAGTGGTTAGGGCACCAATTTGGATGGGGGAAGTTTTTTGAGTAATTGTTCCGTCACCAAGCTGTCCATTGAGGTTGAGACCCCATGCCCAAAGCGTTCCGTCTGTTTTAACGGCAACGCAAAAGTTGGTTCCAGCGCGAGCCTGACTCCAATTAGAAAGGGCACCAACTTGAACAGGTGAAGACTTTGACGTAGTAGTACCGTCACCAAGTGCGCCGTTAGTGCCCGCTCCCCAAGTCCAAAGCGTGCCATTGGTTTTTATCGCAACATTGTGGGCATTTCCGCAACTTACCTGAGACCAATCGGAAAGTGCGCCAATTTGAACTGGCGATGATTTGTCAACGGTAGTGCCATCACCAAGCTGACCGGAGCTATTGCCACCCCAAGCCCACAAGGTGCCTGTCGTACCTACGGCAACGCAATGCGAAGTTCCTCTACTTGCTTTTGCCCAAGTAGTTAAAGCTCCAATTTGCTTTGGTTCGGTTTGATTAATTGACGTGCTGTTGCCAATGCTGCCCCAAAGATTGAGTCCCCAATTGTACAGATTGTAGCTATTGTTAACAACGCCACCGGGAGCCGCCGCGCCCATGGCTAGTCTCAGAATGTTAGGGTCCATGATTAGTTAACGTAGTTTACCAAAGAGGCTCCACGCCAAGTGGTTCCACTATCATCGGTGACAAAGATAAAAATATGCGTTTTGCCCGTAGTCAACGTAGGAGCCGTATTTGCGGGCCATTTTACGGCAGCAGGCCATGTAACGGCACCAGAGGTATGGGTTAGCTCAAGAGCAAAGGCGTATGCGCGGCTAGACGGCGGGCTGCTAAAGGTAAACGTGGAGTCAGCCGCTATGGTTTTAGTGAAATAGTTGGCGGTAGAACAATCGACATCCAAAGCCGCCATTGCCGTGATGTTGGATGCGTAATTACCAGACAGGTCCAGTTTGGCTGCTGGAGAGGCTTGTCCAATACCCATCCGACCATTGGACTCGATGCGGAATACCTCCGTGCCGCCCTCCGTAAAAGCGATAGAGTCAGCAGCCGGGAAAAAGATGCCCGTGTTAGTGTCGCCGCTGGTGGTGATGGCGGGCGCGGATACCGTGCCAGCCGTAACCGTAGCTACACCCGTAGCTTCAAGCGTTGTAAACTTACCAGCCGCAGAAGCAGTTCCACCGATAGCCGGAGGAGAAGCAAGGTAGGTGCTGAATCCCGTACCGCTTACGGTGCTAGAAGCACTAAGCGTCGTAAATGCTCCGCTAGCCGCAGTACTGGCTCCAACCGTTGTTCCATTGATTGATCCACCAGTAATTGCTACATTGCTCGCAGCTTGACTGGAAATCGTACCAAGGGTTGGAAGTCCGCTGAGATCTGAATACTTACCACTAGTAGCTACCGTAGCAAGAGTTGGAGTTCCACTAAGGTCGGAATATTTGCCCGATGTAGCTACCGTAGCTAGTCCGCTGACGTTAGCTGCTGGAACCGTACCCGTGCTAATCGTCCCAAGAGTGGTGATGTTCGTACTTCCAGCCCAAGTGCTGAGAGCCGTGTTCTCTACATTGCCAAGACCAATAGCGGTTTTCGCGGAACTGGCAGAGTAGTTTTCCCAACGCTTGTCTCCACCGTCATAAACAAGAAAGTCGTTGTTGGCCGGGGACGTAAGCTGTACGTTCTGGTCCGTTCCACCAAGCTGCGAGCCGGGGAAAATCTTGACGTAAATCGAGCCAGAGCTACCAGAGCCAGCATTGATAACGATGCCGACTTCAGCTTTGATGTTGGGCGCGGTGGGCTTAGTTGCCGTCATTGCTCCGCTGCCAGCCGGATCGTACCAAAGCGTATCGTTGTCCAAATAGGCCGACGTGTTTAGGCCGGGAACTTTTCCCATGGCAACAACGCGACCAAAGCCATTAAGAGCAATATTCTCAAAGGCTACGCCAACAAAAACATTTCCATCGGTAATGCCAGCGGTTGCGGGGCCAAACGTAATCACACCAGAAGCCCCAACAACGCCCGTTTTCATCACCAACTGACCCTTGGTGATTGCGGCAGACGCCTTGCCGTACACCATAATCTGTTCATTAAGCTGGCTGGTAAAGCCGCCACTATCAACATGAACATTCAGCGTTCCGGTAGAACCCCACCAAAGTTTGCCTTCCGTTGGGGTAACGGTAGCTGCTGTGTCAAACTGGATAAAGTCAGGAGACGAAATACCGCCCGTAACACCAGTCATGGACGTAATGTCCGCATTGGTGCCAGACGCTGCTGCCCCAAGATTGGTACGCGCATCAGCGGCGTTCGTAGCTCCGGTGCCGCCCTGATTGACAGGAACGGTTCCAGAAAGCGTAGCCGAGGTCGGCGTGTCCAACAGCAGCGTCTTAAAAATGTCCATTTTAGAGGTAGTTAAGTTCCTGCGCCTCGATCACCGCATCCGTTGATCCTTCGCGGATTGCTTTGGCTTTAAGGGCCATAGTGCGCGTCCAGTAGGCCGAGCTATTGGCCGGGAGCCGGAAGCCCTTAGAAGCCGTAGGATCGGTGGTTCCGTCGAAAGTAACGCGGATATCTGCTCCATTTACTTGGATAAGCAAATGCTCCGTGTCGGTGGCTAAAGTCCAGTTAAGAACATCAACCGCCGTAGAACTCACCGTGCGTTGTTTGTGCAGGGTTCCGTTCTGCGGAATAGCCTGAGAAGGCGTATTAACGATGCGTGCGTTAGGCATGGCTTAGATGGAGAACGGAGTGGCGTGTACAGCGGCGTCCGTCAAGCCAGCGCGAATAAACTTGGCTAGGCGGGCAGTTTCCTTGTTCCAAAAGAACGGCTGCACCCCGGCCTTGAACAAGTGACCGTTGGATGCCGTAGGGGTGGAGCCGTCAAAGGTTACCATAACGTCGCCCGTTTGCACATCAATGAGGACATACTTGGTCCTCGCGCTGCTCCAGCCAGCGGTGAGGCTGACGGCAGCGGTGCTTACGGCCAGACGTTCATCAGCTTCGCCCGTGGGCTGCGGATAGAGATTAACAACGAGTGAGTTATTCATAATTAGCGAAACTGACGTGAAGTATAAGTAGAGAAACGGCGGAAGAGTCCATTCATATTACGCTGTTGATTTGCTTTAGCCATCTCGGTGTCGAGATAGCTTTGGGCCACAGCCTCTTCAGCCATAGCCTTGTCAACTTGTCCATCCATGCGGAGGAAGTCGGCGTAGGTAGCGTGCGCGGCGTAATAGAACCACTCCTGCGGGATGTTGGTAGCAGAGTTGGCATACGGTCCATCCCACACAGCCTTGTACGTCACCCAAAAGCCCGTCAGGTCTGGGTAGTTGTCGATCAGCTTTGCGCCATCCGTATCAACGTAAAACTCGTACTCCCAACTGCCGCCATTCTTGATGGGGTTGCGGTCGTGCAAACGCACAAACACCTCAACATCAGGAATTATAACAGGAGCAAACGTGCCAGTACCCGTGTAAGTTTCGGTTCCCGTGCCAGACGGAAGCTCGTAAGTAACACTCTGCCCATCGACAGACGTAACCTCATAGGTTCCATTGGGATCGACGGTGCCGCTCAGTCCGTTAATCACAGCCTTCTGGCCTACAACAACATCAAAGTCTACGCCGCTGGTAGTGAAGGTAACCTCCGTGCCATTGCGCGTAACCGATGACGAAAAGCGGGTGCCGTTGGACGAATCGTAGCTATACGGAACGTAGCCATTGGGCGCGGGACGCGCATCCAACCGCATATAGCGCGGCCATACGTCGCACGCATCATATGCCTGCCGCAGCCGACGATTAGCCATCGCCAGAATCTTGGTGGATTCGGTCGGCGCAAACTCATCCACGCCAGCAAGAGCGCGGATAAGTTCAAACAGGTCCGTATAGGTGCGATTGGTCATGCTTTGTTAGGCGAAAGCTCGGGCATCTTCTTGTTGAAGTAGGACATGAACTCACGGCTATGCACCGTCTCATGCCCATATTTCTTCACCAAGCGGAAATACTCGCGGGCAGGCATAACACCGACACACTTGCCCAAACCGGGGATGGACTTGTGGTCGCGCATCAGGCTTGCTTGCGCCTTAGCTACATTAACACGTTCAATCTCAGTTGCCTTCTCAAACTCAAGACTACGAACGATTTCCTTGCGGAGTTCGGCGTCGATTTCCTCTCTAGAAAACTCAGGCTGGGCCACTTTGATGTGCATAAAAAAGCCACCCCCAGTTAAGAGGGTGGCTCATTTTAACACAAGAAGTGTTTACGAGGTCGGGCACTCAAGCTGACGCCACGCCAGCACCCAGCTACCAGCCGTGAGGTTGGCAACCGTGCCGTTGAACTCAACAATGAGGTCAACCGCAGCAGACGTGTTGTTAGCATAGCCGTTGACAACATTGGAGGTCGTCGCGGCACCCGAGTCGGTGCCAACAAAGGCATCGCCCGTGTTCCAGATAACCTGCGTCATGGCGTCAACGTCGCCGTTATCGATGAACTCGTCCGGATCAGCGGCGGTCACACCGAAGTCGATGGTCAGGTTGGTCGCGCCAGCCGGATCAACGACCTGATAAAGGACGGCAGTATCAATGATACCACCAGCCCCGAGCTTGCCAGCCTTGAACTGGTTCGCCGCACCGATGGTGCTAAGGAAACCAGAACGCTGAAGGTCAACGTAATCAAACGCCACCTTGTGGGTGAAGCCAGCAGCGGCTTCGTTAATCGTGAGTTTAGCCATGTTAGTGATCTCCTAAGCTAAGGGTTAGCTGAGCGTGGTGATCTTACCATGCGCACCGGGATGCTTGACCAGCAGGGTCATCGCGCAGTCAACATAACCGCGCTCGCCACCACCGAGGTTCGGCAGACGGGTCGAGCCGAGCGGGATCAGTTCCGCAACACCGTAGAACTCCGGATTGACGAGATAGCCCGTGTCCTTGTTCGTGGTGTCCGGAGCGCAATCCGGATTCATGTTCACGATGGAGACAATGCCGTGATCGGACTCATAGAGTTCGACCGACAGCTTGATCGTCGCCTCGCCGCCCTCGTAAGCCACACGGCGAACCGAGTAGTCCGAGCTACCCGACGTGCGGGCGAAGTCGCTGATGACGCGGCGCAGGGCCGTGTCAGCAACCAGCGTCAGACCATTCGACGTACCCGTAACGCGGTAGATCGAGGTGATGAGGTTGTTGAACACCGTCTCGTTGAACGTACCCGAGGCGTGGATGGAACCAGCCGGGGTGCGGTAGGTCGCGGGAACATCCGCCGGACCAGCCGAGTCGATCCAGTCGCCAAGGCCGCGCAGGCCATAGGGCGTACCAGCACCATCCTCAACGGAACGGTCGTTGTTGGAGATCAGGGTCGCCTCGATGTCGCGCTTGATTTCGCGGACAGCCTTGGCCTCAGCCTGAGCGATCTTGGCCGGACCAACGCTATCGACAGCGTTCTGGAGGTCGGACACCATGTAGTCGCGGCGGAACTTCTGGATGTAGTTACCCAGACGAGCGCGGTTGGCGAACTTGTCCGTGAACACCGTGACATCGGAACCTTCCGCAACGCCCGTGGTAACGGGAGCCGAGAGGCTATCAACGGTCCACTCCACGAAGGTAGCGGACGCCTTGGACTTAGCAGCAGACGAGAGAACCGGAGTCTCCTCGGGGGCGAGGATCGTCAGGACATCGAGGAGGTCTTCGCGGTTAGAAACAGCGGAGCCGGGATTGGTCGTATCGTAGGTATTAGAGAAAGCCATTGTAGTAGTAGTTTACTTGCGTTTAGAGAGTTGTGCTGCACGAAGGGCGATGAAGTCACTTACGCTGCCAGAATCGGCCAATCGCTTAGAGACCTCCTTCACGTTGCGTTCTCCCTGAGTAGGCGTCCGATCTCCAGCCGCTACGGCGGTCGAGGGCGCACCGGGAGGGGTGAGCTTAGGAGATGGCTTGCCGTCCAACGGAATAGTCCTGCGGGCGAACATGGAGTTCGCGGCATGGGCTAGGAGATAAGGAAGCTGCGGGGCAACATCGGGTAAAGCCCGCTCCACGTCCTTAAGACGCGGATCATTCAGCATCGCAAAGAACTGGCGTTTAACGTCATTGTCTTCCTGAGTGGCAAGCCACTCAAGCTCTTTGACCGCCTGTTGCTCAAAAGCAGAACGAAGACCCTTACGCTGTAAGATAGTTTCGATCTCCTTCTTCTGCGCCGGGAGGTACTTGTCGCGAGCCTTACGGGCGTTGCGAAGCGTCTCCTTTACCTGAGCCTTAGTCAGTTCGCGACCATCAACCGTAGCTGCGATGTCTTCGTAGCCAAGAGCTTCGGCGCGATCCAGAACATCCTCTGCCCACTCAACAACATCATTAACTTCTTGGGCCTTTTTGCCCAAGTCCTCAAAAGATGTAATATTTTCGTAGGGGTTGTTCTCGACCTTCGGCTCAAGGGGCTTGTTGGCCTGCTGCTGGGCCATATAGGCTTCCAGTTGCGCCGCCTTTTCTTCAGCCAGCTTTCGCTTGGCCGTAAGTTCAGCAATGCGTTTCAGCAGCCCAGACTTACCCTTCTGAGCTAGTTCTTGAATCTCCTCGTCGGAAAGCTCCGAGAGTTCGACCTGTGAAGGAACGTCCTTGCCTTGAGCATTGGCGGTAGGGGCTTGGTCGTTGCTCGCCTGCTCCTGTTCCTCCTCTGCCGCTGGCGCGGATTGGCTGGTGGGCTGAGGGCGGCTGGCGGGGTTCAACGCCCCATCCGGCTTACCTTTCAACTCACCGAGACGGCGAACCGCGTATTGGCTCGCTGTCATATTGGACTTTTCTGACTCCACCGAAGTTTTAGCGTCCCCGGCGACGGACGGTGCTTCATCTGACATTGTTGGGTTTCCGCGTTTTAACGCCTTGCGTTGGCGATAGTGGGAATATACCACAGCACAGGGAACGAGAAATTGCGTATTAGTTATGGGATGTGAAAAAAGGCTTGACAGCCACTTTTTCTCCCCCTTAACAATCCCCCTTTCTTTTAAGGGGTTTCTTTTATTTCAGTTGTTCCGCCGCTTGTTAAGCGGCTACGTCAGACATAACTGACGCTACAATAAGTAGCGTCCAATATGTCAGACACTACCTCTACGAGAAACAACCCTATCGTACCCACCCATGGAGAGGATGTCGTCGCATTGGAGGATACGTCCGCTAATCTGTTGGATGCGATCAGATGGGACATCATGCATCTGCTGAATCAGGGATTCACGGATAGCGTAAATCCCCTGAAGGAAATCAACGTAGGCGTCGATGTGAATGAGCGAGTCTAGGTTATCGGTCTTATTCATTAGGCAGTCGGAGTCTGCTGCATGGTCTGGGTGTTAGTCTGACCCATCGCGGCAGGCGCAGTACCAATACGACCAATCTGGGCGTTCTGAGCTTGCGTAAGCTGGAACTGGTACTGCTGAACGTATTTCTGGAAACGAGCTTGGAAGGCTTGGTCGTTTTGCAGCCGCTGCATAACATCAGGCTGCTGCGTATACGACTGGATCACTTGGAGCGCGATTTGCGCTCCGTTGGGACGCGCACCGACTTCAATACCCGCGTAGATCTTAGAGAGATCATCCGTGACTTGTTTCGTGATTTGGTCCTGAGCCTGTCCTGCCGGTCGGAGAATGGCGTCAGCAACGACTGGATTAATTGCCGCAGCCCCCAACTCCAGAAGCATATCAACATCCATACGACCGTTACGGTCGAGTTGCAGAAGGTTAGCAAACTGCTGTAGCTGCGCTTCAACGCTCTCTGGATCATTTTGAAGAACGTCATAGTTGATGATGATGTCGAAGTTCTCATTCGGGTCACCCTTGTTGAAACGCTGCGGATCTGAGACGCCCGTGACACGGAAGAACACTTCGTCAGGACCGAAACGCTGGAAGCACTTGTAGGCAAGGCGCAACACGTCGCGGACGTGCGTAAGGAACTTATCAACGAAGTATTGCTGCTGAACGCTTGAGAGCGGGTTGTTGATGTCCAGTCCCAGAATCTTGTCGGCCTGCTCAAGCTGGGTTTGCTCCATCTCAACGGAGCCGGGATTGTATGGGGGCGTGGGACCAAACTGAAACTCCCCAGCGCGGCGATAAGGAATGTAACGTCCCGGTCCCCAGTCGGATGGTGCATTGCCGACAGGGTGCATGATCGGCGGCATCGTCGCAAGGCTATTGCGATCCGTGCGGCTATCACGCTCCGTCTTCACTTGCCATTGGATGCCCTTCAGCAGTTCCGGCACCGATTGAATGTCGTAGAGACGCTTGTTGTCTTCGGATAGCTTGGTGACAACGAAGGGATAGTCCTCGTAGCCATTCAGCAATTCAAACTTCGCAAAGTCAGGAACTTCCTGCTTGCCATACACTTCACGATGGAACACCGTGCAGTAGATCCCCTCCGAGTTGTCTTCCTCGTCGATTAGTCGCTGATAGCCATAGACTACTTCATACAACTCCGACGCATCGTAGGTTACTGTGGTGTAAGTGAACTGATTGCGGCGTTCCAACCGGAGGGGGTCTCCCGCTTCTTTGCAGTTCTCGATGACATACTCCACCCAGTCGGCGTCCCAGCCCTCGGAGCTAATCTTGTTACGAAGCTCCTGAGCCGTCATTAGTGTACGCCAGAAACAATATGGAGCACGCTGGGGGTCTGTAGCATAGGCTGGGAATAATACATCGCCATCGGGGGCTACCACTTGTACCCAAGGACGGTCAACGCTACGACGGACAATTGGGAACTCAGCGCGGCCAGTTTTGCGCAAGTCGTTGAGGATGCGCTTGGCCTTCTTCTCGGGGATGTTGTTAAACTGCTGCTGGAGAAGCGCAATCATCTGCGCGTCGTTCTCCTTTTCCAGAATCATCCGCACGATGTCGGGGCTAAGAGCCATCAACTGGTCGAGCGTTAGCGTCTGCTTGAACGTGCGATCCTCTCGTTGCCAGCCAACGTAGGTAACGCACAAGCCGCGCTCCAGAAGGTAGTTGGCACCCAACTCCATCTGCCGCTTAAAACCGGGGATGTAGGAAGCCACCATCCACTTGAGGAACGCACTCACCGTGCGGGCGCGATTGAGGTCGCCCATCTCCACCGGATAGGCGCGGATATTCGCACGCACCATAGCCGACATGAACAAAGCGATGTAACGGTTTATTCTCTCATTGATGACGTGTGCCTCGTTGTCCGCAGCACCATCCCACGGAAACGCCTCGGGGCCATGCTTGCGAAGATCGTCAGACTTCCCCGGCCAGATGTTGCGGCGATAGTCGTAGCTGTCGCGGCATTGATCGAAGTAGAACTCCAGATCGTTGGCGGTACGGTCGAAGGCATCAACCAGAGCCTTCACATTCGGCTTCGTCGCGGCGTAAGTCAGAGCTTCGGTCGTTGATTCGGTGTCCATGTAGCGTGGTTCTTAGCTGATTGATGATTCTCTTGGAAGCATTTCGATCCAATCCCGTCTTATCCGACAAGGCTGTTGGCTCTAGTGGTTGGTATTTGGCGTGAAGTGTGCGGTGAAGAATCTCAAACGCGAGTAGACGATTCACCTGTTCGTCCAGCCACTCCCGATTGGATGTGGGGTCATCCTCGGAGTTCTGCATGGCGATAGGTGGTCGATCCGCTCGCGTCCGTAATGGCGTCAATTACAATTCGTTTGCCGATAAGTCTACCACGGAACTTACGGCCAATCTTCACCGGGATCTTCCCGTCCTTATGCTCCAACTTTACCATCACCCAGTCAGGGTTGCGGGCAGGGCTAAGCACCACACCGTTCAGCTTGTCTGGAACAGCCAGCGGAATCTCCAAAGCAATCTCTATTTCCGTTACTCCTTTAGGGGTGAAATAGGTGTTCTTGCCGTAGCCCGTGTAGTGCTCTCCCTTGACCAGCTTGAGGTTCTTAATTTCCAGCAGCTTGTTGACGGGAACGCCCAGCTTGTCAGCCAGCGCGATGACGGGGGTATTGATAGGTTCCATTAGTATCCTCCAGATTTGCGACGATTGGTGTTAAATGCTTTCTCATCGACGTAGCGGATGCCATCAATCGCGGCATACCGGATTACGTCTACAGGGTCTTTCCACGCCTCATCAGGCCCACCCTCGGATGTGTATTCCTGTAGGGCGGTGATGATGTTCTGGCAGCGGTCAGAGATGTAGAAGTGTGGGCGGTTGACGCTATCCATCGGTGCTTTGCGATTGTAGGCCATCTTGGTCTGCAACGCCTGTAGCCCATCCTCAATGTCTAGCCCCGGCGCAGGAACAAACACTAGCCCTGCATCCGCCAAGTCCTCGATGATGGATGAAGCCCCGTTCTGCGTCTGGTACTTCGCGGCACCCAGCCGAGGGTCAATCAGCCGCTCAAAGACAGTTTCTCCTTCCTCCAAGTTACCAATCAACTCCACATAATCACGAATGCCGTAACCTAGTCCCTTAGAGCCTTCGCCGCCAATCCACTTCCCGCCATGCCACTTGGCCCAATCCCCCACGTTGACATCCGGCCATTCCCGGTAGACCCAGAATGTACCGCTCTCATCAACGGCAATCCAAGCCATGAACCAGTTCTTTCGACCAGCGGGGTCAAGGATCATATACCGCGTAACCCCCTTGGTGGGGATCTTCTCATGCGGTACGACGTTCACCTCTACCGAGAAGTTGGGGAACTGGGTACTCTTGCTCTTAGTCGGAACGCCGTAGGCACGGCATAATATCTCGTCCTCTGGACGGTTTTTTAGATCCTGAGCAATGCGGTCATATCCGCCAAACGGATTGTCGCGGCTATGGAAGTAGATGATGTACGCATCCCGGTTTTTAGACTCCTGCGTATACGGAACCCTGCGGTTGTCTAGAAGCTCAGCTTCCCGGCTTTCAATAGTCCGCGCACCCTCAATATAGTCACGGACCACTTCCGTATACCCATCAATAGGCGTAAACGTCACTATCATCTTGGCGTTACGGGTGGCCAGACGAAACCGCAATGTAGCCAGAAGTTCTGGCCCGATTAGATATTCGTCGCACCATGTCCCAATATTGATCCACTTTGGATCACGGCTACCCAACTCCGCGCCTTCAAGAATCGTATCGTTGTTCAAAAACTGCGCATAGGTCTTGAAGATGATTTGGCTCAGCGACCCCGGCAGAATCAGGCTGGCCTTAGAGAACCCGTTCTTTCGCGTATACGAGACGTTCTCCTCCGTACCCAGCACCTTCCTCTTCATCTCTTCAGGAAGGGCATCGTAGATGGCACTCTGCTGCTGGCGGATAGACACATCCGCGTTCTGGCTAAAACAGAAGATGATGGAGCCGGGATTCTCGATAGCCGCCTTTACACAGGCCCGCGCAGCGTAAGTTGTTTTACCAGAACGGTTGCCCCCGCTAATCAGGATTTCATTCCTCTGGGCTAATAGCTCATCCGCCCTATCCCAATTCGGCAGGACAAACCCGTACCTGTACGAATCCCTCTCCGCGTTCTCAATGGCCTCATGGTAAAGCTCCCACAGCTTCACCAGCTTGGCAGGCTCCATCCGAGCCATCTCCTCCATCGTCGGAGGCTTCAGAACGGGATGACTACGCCACGTTAAAGACATTGCTTGGCGATATAAACCACCTTAACCCGTGTAGCCGCGCACCACCAACTCACTATGCCATCCTTACTCACGGTGGTCGTCCACGTCAGCTTCGGATCCCACTCCCTCAATAATGGCTGTTTCAACTGGAATAGCCTCCTTCTGTAAAGCCGCCCGCGCCTCCTCAATAGCCTTCATAGCATCAGCCAACGTCGGCTTCCCCGTCCGATGCTCCACCACCACCTTCTGCTCCCCAAGAGCCTGCAATCCCTTATCCACACTAATGCCATAGCTTAGCGTCAAGTCCTTCAGCGGCGTCTTCATCAAAGCCTCATCGTCCTCCATCAACATCTCCGCCTTCTTCGCCACCAACGCCCGCATTCTCTCCGCCATCTCAAAGCCGTCTAACGCAAGCTCCTTGCGCCTTACCTCCAAAGCCCGCTCATGCCGCGCCCTCAAAGCAGAAAGTGCCACAAAGCCTATACCTGTCGTCTCCATCACCTTGGAGTAGGTTTCTCCAGCCGCCAGCATATCCAAGGCTAACGCCGCCTCTTTAGGCTTACGCTTCTCAATGTACCTGTGGTTCAAGGCCACTTGCGCCTCCCCCACACTCTCCACAATTGCTTTGGACTTCCTGCCCATCCCTTGTTTTAGACAAACTGTTGCAAATTAAACAAGCCCCTTTTGTAGAAAAGTTTAAAAAATAAACCACACCTACAACCACACTACACCTACGCCCTCCCCATTTGCATATTTTTTTAAGGTGGCTTGTGGACCTATCCAGATTCAAACACACACCAACCGAGCGACCCCCGCCCCCCCTATTGCAAGTGGCTGGCAATAGCAAAGCAAGTGCTTACCTGTCGCTGCTGATGGACAAACGCAACCAACCGGCAAGGCAAACGACTGGAAGGTGACAATAAGTCGCCATGCAGGAGACTAGTCTTTGTAAATTCGTGGCTAATGGGGAGGGAAGGGGTTCGGGCGACTGATTACGTCCATGCAATTGCTACAAGCGGACGGTTGCACCTGTCCCTTGCTTGCCATTGCAAGTTGCTGACTGTTCTACGTGGAACAATGCCCTTCCTGTCTCTCCCTGTCTTCCGTGTTCGGTGAGGGGGTGGATTTGGGGGCGCGGCCTTGGATTAACGCGAATCAGATGAAATAGCATTTTGTGATTGAGTGATGCGCATTGGTGTGCATCGTCACCAGTAGCAGAGGCACGAAGCCGAAGCGAAACAAAAAAACAGACCGCCATGAACGCAATCGAAACCATCACCAAGCGAGTGACTGCCTTCCCGTCCTTTGAGGCCATGCTGACCGCTCAAGGGTCTTACCGTCCCTCGTTTTACATAAAAGGAAAGAGTGCCGCTGACAAGCGAATGATTATCCGCCTTGCGGACGCTTATGACATCGCCCAAGAGCTGAGGGGCGACGAACGGCGAGCCTACCGGGGTGACTTCGCCTGAGCATTCACCCAACCCCTTCGCAAGAGGGGGTTGCGCTGAATCCTCAGGGGTTCTTACAAACGCAAACCATAAACAAATACATATCATGCAAAAGATTGACGTTTACCAAATCGTGACGGATCGAGTGATTGAAGCCTTGGAGCAAGGCACCGTGCCATGGCGCAAGCCTTGGGGCACGTCGGGCCTTCCGTCTAACTTGGTTTCGCGCAAACCATACCGGGGCATTAATGCCTTCCTTCTCGCGCTCTCGCCATACAATTCTCCCCATTGGCTCTCTTACAAGCAAGCGCAATCAATGGGCGGATGCGTGAAGAAGGGAGAGAAGGGGCGTCCGGTTGTTTTTTGGAATTGGGTGGAGCGGAAGAACGAGGAAACAGGCAAAGTGGAGAAGATTCCTTTCCTTCGCTACTATACCGTCTTCAACGTCGAGCAATGCGAGGGGATCGACGTTCCGGCCATTGAGGGGCGGAAGGGAGAGTTTTCCCCCATTGAGGAAGCGGAAACAGTGTATTCCGGTTTCCGCAATCGCCCCTTGCTTGGACACGGTGGAAACGCTGCTTACTACGTTCCCGCCGAAGATCGCGTGCAAATGCCTCCGAAAGAGGCTTTCGACACTCCCGAGAATTATTATCACACTTTGTTTCACGAGTTGACACACTCAACGGGACATGAGTCGCGACTGAAACGCCCCGGCATTGCCGAGGTGTCGCGCTTCGGGTCTGAGGTGTATGCCAAGGAGGAATTGGTTGCGGAAATGGGGGCGGCGTTTATCTCCGGCCTTGTGGGGATTCAGTCAACCTTGCCGCAAACGGCGTCTTATGTTCAGGGTTGGCTTAAGGCTTTAAAGGATGACCGGAAGCTAGTGGTGCAGGCGGCGGCACAAGCGCAGAAGGCCGTTGACCTCATCCTCGGCACGTTTGAAACTGAGGAAGCCTCTTCCTAACTAGTCGAAACGGGCTTTGCCCGTCGCGGCCCTTGGCATGGACCGCCTGATGAGACTGCCAAAAACCCATAAACAAAAAGACAATGAAACCAGAACTGATTGACGCAATGAAAACCCTTTTGCAATGCCGCGACTTTTGCGGCAATGAAAGGGAGGCTTTGTCGGAATGGGAAAGCGAAAATCGCCGTTTGACGGCGGAAGAGCGGGCCGAGGTCCGAAACGCCGTGAACGCTGAATGGCGCAACTGGCAATTGAAGGCGGGAGTTTGCAAATGAAGGCAAAACTTCTATTTCTTGCCCTTGCATCATTCGCAACGGCTCACGCTGCACCGCCGGAAGCCTTTTGGAAGGCTTTACATCACGTCGAAACGTCGGGCAGGCTTGGACCCATTAAAGGCGACAATGGTGCCGCGCTTGGGCCGCTGCAAATCCATCGCGCATATTGGCAAGACTCTGGGGTTCCGGGGACATATTCGCAATGCGCGGATTTGGCTTACTCGCGGCGTGTCGTGACTGCCTATTTGCGCCGATACGCTCGCGCTGCATGGGATCGGGCTGACGCAATGGCCCTCGCCCGCGTGCACAATGGGGGACCGTCAGGAGCCAAGAAGCGCGCAACTTTGGCCTATGCCCGCAAAGTAATTAATGCAATGAAGTAACACAATGAAAACACAAGATTGGGTTGATGCGTGGCGGTTGGTTCGCTCGGAAAGTCCTCGTATTGGACAATGGACGCCGGAGCCTGTTCTAATGGCCCACGAGGCTCTAATACAGCGGAGAACGTGGGAAGGCGGGGATTCGCCCTTGGCGCATCGTCTCGCCTCTTTTAAGGCAAGGAAACACAATGGAAAAGCCTGAGCAGAAAGAAGAGCCGTGCATTGTGTGCGGCAAGCCCGTTCAATGGACCCGAAAAGAAGGGCCAATTGGCGGATACACCGTGGGCCATTGGCGACCCGTCAAGGGAGGTGATCCATGGCTTTACGTTGACCCCGATTCGCGGGATTTGATTCACGCTGAGTGTCTTTCGCAACTTGATGACAGTAAATACTTTTTACCCTACGCATAAAAAATGAATAACACAATATCGTCAGCGGTTCGTTTCTGGGAGAAGATGCAGGAGCGCGTGAGGAAGATGGAAGAGGAAGAGGCAAAGCTCATGGCTTCCGCCAATAGAGAGACACGCGCCCCGATGCACACAAAAACGCGAGTCAGCTCCGGCTTTGGAAAAGGAATGGTGCGCCGCGACAAATGGAAAGAAGGGATGCCGCGAATTACTCAGGCCGCTTGTGAGGTGGTGCATGAATACGCACAAGCCCGTGCCGCTGCCAATGGAGCCTATGTCGGGCGCAAATGGTACTCGGACAGGGCCGGGATTTCAACCGCAACACTCAACCGTTGCGCGAATGAAATGATGCGGGGCGAAATTTTCCTTGACCCTACGGATGGTCTTTGGAAGGCTTCGCCCCGTCAGAACGAACAGGAAACGAGAACTGCCGCGAATACTCGCGAGGGCAATACGGTCCCGCACGGTGACCATGCCCAAGTGTCCGTCGTGTGACGGTCTAGGTAGTTACCGTGCAACCCAGAAAGAAACATGAAATACCAAAGAGATGCTGACTTGGCACGCCGCTGCGTGCTGGAGCTAATGGAGCGATGCAGGGCTGGAATCAGGCATCCTGACGACAGCGAAGCCATCATTGATTGCCGCAACGAGATTTTCTCGTGCATTGACTCGCTTGAGGAGGAGATTGATCGCCTGCGCAGCGAGATTAACGACTTGAAAGACCCTCGTTGGGACGATCCGCACCCATGAAGTTGCACGTCATTCCATTAAACGATCAAATCGAGCACTTCTGCACGTCAAAGTGCTGGTGCTCGCCCTCAAAAACCGAAAACAACCAGTTAATCATCCACAATTCATTGGATGGCAGGGAGAGCGTTGAGCAATGGGGCGTCAGCGACCCAAGCCGTCCTTGGCAAGTGATAGAAACACAATGAAAACAGACAAAGAACGACTGATTGAGCTACTGGATCAAGTGCTGGTGCAGTTGCGGCCAAGCCTTGCTTGGGACTGCAACCATCAACTCCGCAGCGATATACGCGTATGCCTCAGTAGGTTGTCCCGTGGACTTCCCGCCGAGGTTCCCGCCGACCGCAAATTCTTTGGCAGCAACGTTTATATTCATGACTAAAATCCCACAGACCGAAACCAAGGTTTTGCACGATGCCCTGCGCGTTCTGGCACGCGACATTGTTTCCGAAGACGGAGCGGCGAATGTTGCGATTGCTGAAGCAGCAGATCGCCTCTCTGAGCAGGCGAAGGAAATCGAGCGTCTCAGAGAGATGAATGTTCATCTGCTTCAAGTTTTAAGGGAATTTCACCCATGAAAGGACTCTGGATTCCCAGCGAACTAATGCAGCGGGACGATCTTTCCCACGCGGAAAGACTGGTCGCCGCTTTTATCCTCTCGTTCAAACGTGGCTTTGTCGGCGGCAACGCCTATATCGCCACTTGCTTGAACCTTGAGAAGCGAACTGTGGACCGTGTTATTGCAAGCCTTGGCAACAAGGGCGTAGTCGGCTGGATTGGCAATGCGCGTTTTTGTGTGCCAAATCCTACTCAATAACGGGTACACATAGATACATATACTTAAACAATCCCCTATATCCCCTTTACGGATAGCTTTTGTCAGTCAACTACAACAACAATAACGCAAATGGACAACGTACTAGCAGTAAATCCCGGTGATTGGGTTAAAGGCGCAGTCACCGCTAACGTGGAAAAGGCTTGGGCCATGACCACCAAGGCAGGCAAAACCATCTTCAAGGCTACCTTGCGGGATGGAGTGAATATCGCGGAGGCTACCTCCTTTGGCAAAACTTTCGAGCACGTTGAAGGCAAGCGCGCTCAGTTTTCCGGCCCGAGCATTAAGCGGTCTGATTACAACGGCAAACTCTCGATCACTTTTGGCGATAAGGTGGTTTTTAAGGCCATTGGGGAGCCTACCCCTAGCCAGCCTACCCCTGCGGAGGAAGAACCCCGTAAAACGCAAGGAACGGCGTCTAATGGCCCTGCTAGCCCACAACACGCCACCAATGGACGCATTGAGGGGGTGACGGTGGGGATGGCTATCAACAAGGCCGTAGACATCCTTATTGATGGTGCCAACCCAATCGGCGCGGATGAACTGTGGCAAACAGCATCCATGATTATCCGTGTTGCACAGCGTTTGCAGAATGGATATCTGGCCCCGGTGACTGCGACGAATGAGGTGCCGTCTGAGGAGGTGCCTTTCTAATGAAAGACAACTTCTCATTCTGGGTGGCAGTAGTCGCGGCAGTTATTAAGACCGCCATGGTGCTTGGTCTCATTGGACTAACCATCATCGCTCTACTCAAATACCTCACATCCTAATGCACGCATACACCAGAGACGGCGTTGCCGTCCACGAACAGCCCACGAAGTCGAAGAACGCGAAGAACCCGACGAGGCCCACCAACCTCAAGGACATTCGTGAGCAGCGGCTCCTGCCGTCAGTTACGGAGTACACCAAGATGTTGAGTGCGCCGGGGCTGGAGGAGTACAAGGTGTACCAAACCATCCAAGCCTGCTACAACAACCCGCCCTTCGCCAGCGAGGAGTTGCAAGCCTATCGAGGCCGCATCACCGAACTCGCAGGGGAGGATGCAGCAGGCGCGGCTGACCTTGGCACCCTGATTCACGCTTCCTTGGAGCAGTACTACACTGACCACGATTCGTGGGATGGGACCATTACGTTCTCCATGCCCGACGGGAAAGCCGTGCCATGCCGGGAGTTTGTCCTTCCCGCCGTCCACAAAATCGAGCAACTCGGCATCACTCCGCTCTACCATGAGTTGCGCGTGGTGAACAGCTACGAAGGCTATGCAGGGACGTGCGACTTGATGGGTAAGTATGGCGATGGATTGGCTATCGTGGACTTTAAGTCCAAGCGCACCAAGCCAGACGTAGCCGTTGAGCCTATCGAGACGCATCCTGTCCAGATCGCGGCATATCACTATGCCAGCGACCTGTGGACTGGCGACATCATAGAGTTGGCAAAGCATGTTGGCTCCATTGGGGTTAACATCTACATCTCCACCACCGAAGTGGGGCGTGTCGATGCCGTCACCTACGATGACGCCATGATTGGGCGCAGCTACTCAGTATTCCAGAAATTGCTTGCCCTTTGGCGGTGGCGGCACTTCGATCCTCGCGTTAGTTAACCCCAACGTGGGGCGCGCATACGTCAAACGCGCATCAACATATGAAAACAGAAATACCAAACGAGACACGTTACACGCATGACTTCCCGTCGCACTATCGGAAAGTTATCCATGAGTTGGAGTCGGAGGTGGCCCAGCTTCGCGCTGCCATCGGCCAAGTGGCAGATACTTACCTTGACGATAACGACTGCCCTGCCGCGTTTCGCATGAGGAGCATTGCTCGCGGGTTCTTCAAGAGCTATAAGCAAGAGGAAGAGGAGGGCCAGCTATGAGCGACACACCGAGAACTGATGCTCAAGCGTGCCATGTCTCGGTGGACCGAGCGGGCTGCATAACGCTATCATACAGCGCAGATGGAGGCTACGTTCCGCGCCTGTTAAGCGAACAGCTCGAACGCGAGAACGCCGCGCTGCGCCGCCCCATAGACGACCCGAACGCGATGCACTCTCACTATCTGAGGAAGCGCAACGGCTGGGAAGTGTGGCAAGCAGGGCGGATACACCGGTTTCAGGAGACGGTAGATAAACTCGAACGCGACAACGCCGAGTTGCGCAATGAGCTGGCGAGTCTGAAGCACCAGACCCAGTGGGAATGTTCCTGCGGTGGCACCGACTGCGAAGGCCAGAAGGAGAACGCCGAGCTGCGGCAGCAACTGGAAGACGTAAAGCGCGTCCGCTACTCTCTCGAAGACTCCCTCACACGCTCTCAGGCCGAGGCGGAAGCGTGCTGGGGGAAGAAGGAGCGGTTGGCCGACGCAGCCGAAGAGCTGCTCAGAACGTACATCAATGTCGTTCGCGTCACCGGCCACCCGTGCCCCGAAGATTTGGTGATCTGCCGCCAACTTCGCGCCGCCATCGACGCCGCCCGCGCCAAGGAAGCCAAGCCATGAACTACGAACAGGTATTTCTCGGCTCTTGTATGTTGGAGCCAACGCTCATCGACCATGCCATTGGCAGCGGGCTGAAGGCGGATGCGTTCACGTCTGACGACCGCAAGCGTATCTGGCTGCAACTGTTGGACTCGCGCACGAATAGCAAGCTGACGGATATGCAGGCCATCTTCTTGGAGATGGGAACCGACTGCCCCGCCGATGAGTTGCTCGCGTGCGAAGCCTCAGCCCCAACTCAGACGCATGGCAAGAAAGCCCTGAGCCGTGTGCTTGAGGCTGGCATCATCGCCCAGCTACGCCCCGCCCTCAACGATGCGCTCTCGCTCATTGACGACGGCAAGCCCTACAAGGACATCAAGGAGACGGTGGAAGCCCTAGCCGAGCACCTCAAGCCAGAGGAGCGTACGGAGGCGAGCCTTCCCGAAACCGTGGAAGAGGCCATGGCGTGGATCACCGGACAGGTTACGGGTAACACCGCTGACGAGAAGGTAGTGGTTACTGGCCTGCGCCGCTTTGACGAGGGCGCGGGGTCGATTGGGA